AGGGCTATTCGAGACAGACCATAGCATCCTTAATAATTATTTAAAGAGAGGATAATGCAATGATTAACTTACTGTACCAAACGTATTTAATCGTGCTCCCAATCATTCTCGGTTATATCATTTGGCTTCTAAAAGAGCAGAAGAAAAAGCAAATTAATGATGCAAAGGCGCGTGATGAACGTATTCAAGAAGAGTACAAAAAAAGAAATGCTAATTGCGATGGAACGAAAGCGTTATTAAAAATAGGATTGTATGAATACCATGACAAATATGTAGAACTTGGATACATACCGTCTTATGCATATGAGAATTTTTGTGACATGTACGAAGCATATCATGCGCTTGGTGGGAATGGAACTGGCACGAAATTGTATGAAGAAATTAAGGCTCTTCATTTGAAGAGCAAAGGAGATAAAGACTAAATGGAACAAATCATGAACTACGTGAAGCCAGAGCTTGTTGTCGTTGCTCTGGTTCTTTATTTTATCGGCACATGGCTGAAAAAGGCTGATGCGATTAAGGATAAATACATTCCTATGATTTTAGGTGGGATTGGAATTGTCCTTTGCGCGATTTGGGTATTTGCCAATACATCAATTGGCAATAGTCAGGAGATTGCGCTCGCAACATTTACATCAATTGTGCAAGGCATTCTGGTTGCAGGATTAAGCACATATGCAGACCAGATTATGAAACAGATTGGAAAAGAAGATTAATATTAGGAGGATTTAACAC